ATTCATAATGCTGGGGTCCGGGGTTCAAGTCCCTGCGTAGCCACCAAACAAAACAAGGGCTTACCGAAAGGTAGGCCCTTTTTTGTTTAGGCTAGTGACTACCAAGTGACTACGTAGTGGCCACCAACTGTTTTTTTTTCGCAAGGACGCTATGAAAAAGACCTCGTTATGGTTGTTCAGAGCCGCCATGGCGCTTGGCGCACTGGGATGGTTAGCCTTACTGGTGCTCGGAGCGGAATGCATATTTTTCCTAGAGCCGGACGACGATAAAGTACGGTGCTTTGCTACAGCGATTACCTTACAAAAGTTCGCCTTGCTCCCGGCGACTGTGCTGTCACTTGTGGCTTTTGTGTGGCTAACTCGCCGACAGCAGAACGTTTGCATATTCGGGGTAATCATCCCCTATCTGATCTTGGCGCTTAAGCTCTCTTGATCTACGGGCAAGCAGCTTGCGTTGCTTCGAAGTGCCTACTTTGAGCCAGCGGCGAAAGCCGTAGCGCTGACTCGAGGTGATCCGGCGACAGATGTGCGTAACGCATCGTCATCGTGATCGACGAATGCCCCAGGATTCGCTGCAGGCTGAGAATGTCGCCACCGGCCATCATGTAATGACTGGCGAAGGTGTGCCGCAGGATGTGGGTCATCTGCCCTGGCGTATTGAACCCGCATCGTTTGTAGGCGCTTCGAAATGCGGAGCGGCAAGACATGAACAGCCGACCGTTTCCCGGCATGCCCAGCTTCAATGCCAGCTCTTCAACGTCCTTCGGTATCGGCACCGATCTGGACTGGCGGTTCTTAGTCCTGTGAAAGTGCGCCTTGCCGCCGTAGATCGCGGATCGAGCGAGCGTTTCGGCCTCATCCCATCGAGCACCAGTAGCCAAGCAAAGTAGCGCCACGGGGTACGTATGGTTGTTGGTGGAACGCTTGCACTCTTCAAGTAGCTGGCGGATCTGCGGCAAGGATAGGAATGTCAGTTCCACTTGGTCGGTCTTGATCTGGCGGATGCTGCCGAGGGGGTTTTTACCTACCCACGCGCCAAGCCGTAACAGCTCCGAGAACACCGCGGACAGATAGCGCTGTTCATGGTTGACCGTATGCGGCGAAGCGACCTTCAAACGCTGCTGCCGGTAACGCGCCCACGCCAACGCATCGAACTCAGAGGAGAGAGGATCGCCAAGCCGCTCTGCGATCGCCAAGGTTCTAGCCAAGCGGGTCTTTTCGTCTTTGAGAGTGCAACCGTGCAACTGGTGCCAGAGGTTGATCAGATCCGATAGCCGATCATCCAACGGACGCCCGGTTTGTTTCAGGCTCTTAAAGAACTCGGTTTCATAGCGTTGCGCAGCTGCTTTTGTCAGGAAGCCTTTTTTGCGGATTCTCCGCCCTGCCCTTCCATTCTCATAGAAGTCAGCAGTCCAGGTTTTTCCGTCCTTCCTTGCCGTCATACAGCACGCCCCCACCGAACATGACGCTCTTGAAGCAGGTTCTTGATGTGCTTGTACAGATCGTGCTCGCTCATATCCTTTGAGGCGTAATGGTCACGAATGACAGGCCAGCATTCCCATTCACGCAGCCGGTCAAAAGCCTGCTTAGCGCCCACTCGCTCCCGTGCCAGCAGGCTTACGAAGTTTCCCAGGAACAGCTCAACGTTCTTTCCCGAGAAGCCCCGCGAGGTTTTGTAGTAGCGCTTGTATTCCGTTTCATCGACTAGGGAATCAACCGGCACATCGACCCGTACGTCATCGCGCATCAGCGTCCAGATCGGCTCGAAGTAGCCAGGACGAGCGAGCAATTTGAATTGGCCCAAGCCATAGCGCCAGAGACCGTCCAGATGACCCGCGAAGGTGGCAAAGGAATCCGTCTCAATAGCCTCGCCGGTCTTCGCGTCGATGGAGCCGCTGGCGAACTGCTGGATGACCGAATGGTGATAACGCAGCTCCACCCGCCACACGTCCTGGGCTGGATCGTAGTTATCCGGGTCGGCCTGATCGAAGGAGTCCCGCCGACGCCAAACGCTTTCCCAAAAGTCGAGCTTGTCCGTGGCACGTGCCTGTTCGGTCTTGTTGTAGATGCAGAGCTGAACGCCACTGGCTGAGCCAAACATCGACGTTTCGCCCCGCCCGTAAACGCTGGACTTGGTGGCCCAGTGGATTTCATTGATGCCCGAAATATCGCGGTGCGTCCGAGCACGACAATGCAGGCGCGCCACCAGATCCACCGGAGGTTTCCAGCCTTGCAGATCCAGCGCAAGGTGAACAGCGCACTGGTTGCGCTCCCGGTGCGTCATCACGGCTGCCGCGTAATAGTCCATGCGCTCCTGCAGGCGCTCAGGCGACAGCGCGTCGATGGCGTGCGGTGACACCTCGATCTTCAGGTGTGGGCCGATGTTTTCCAGCTTGGCGTTGAAGTTTTTGATGAGCAGGATGAAGCCAAGGTCGGCGTTCTGGAGCTTGTACTGGTAGCCCGAGTCCCGTCCTACCCTACCGGAGTGCCAGAACTCCCCGGCGAACTCGACCATAGCGCCAGGTTTCTCGAACAGCGCCATTACCTCGGGACGAATCAGGCCACGATACAGTTGGCGGACCGTATCGACGCCACAACGGAGCAGCCGAACGCTCGATAGATCGACTATCCGAGCGGTACCCGAATCAACAAACAGCCGGCTGTAAGGATCTTCCAAGCCAGTCAGGATATCGATTCGTTTGAAGTCCTTATTCGCCATTCTGTTTCCCCTTTACTCTGGAATACTCTGGTTGCTCACTCGGGTTTATCTGACGTGTTACAGGGACGTCAGCGATCCGGCGCCGTGCGCGCGCCGCCTCGTACCTCGGCAAACCGCACACGGCGCCGGGTCGCCAAGCCCATCACCACAGGTGCCCCGGTTTGCTGCCACCAACGGACGTAATAGGCCGAGGGACATACTCCGCCTTGGCAGGCGAAACAGGCTGGCTCGGATAGGGCTGAATGCTGGAATTGGTCGCGGCATAGGCATCGCGATCCGGCTTGGCAGGATCGAATGCGCCATCGATGACGTAGGACATGCAGGCATCGAATGAGACGACTGCCCTTGTGCCTTGCTGGGTATTGCAGCGGCAGCCCTGAATAGACCCATCACGGATGCCCACCGCGAACCGGTTGCGGTTGCGGTTTACAAACTCCGAATCCGCCGAGGACACACACGACAGCTTGGGATAGGCCACCGGACGGGTTAGCTCGTCGTACATGGGCGCCGAGCTGGGTACATCGGGCAATCGCGGCACCCGCATTTCGACGTATTGTTCCGCCGTGAGCACGGGAGAACCACGGCTGGCTCTGTTGTCCGGCGCGAGAGGCTGGCCAAGCTCAGCACCCAATGACGCTTGCGAGGAAGTCTGTACCGGTTCTTCTGGCTGCGCGATCCGACGCTCATAGATGCCATAGCCCACGTAGCCAATGAACAGAACGCAGGCTCCGAAGACGAACAAGGCCCGAGGGGGCTTGAACTTCATATGGTGGGACGCGCCTTCCTTGACGGACTCATAGACACCGAAATATTTCGGGTCGAGCACGATCCTCGTCGCCTCACCATCATTGGAGAAGTCGCGCTTGGGCGTTTCGACGGCCATACACACCTTCTCAAATTCCCAGCGCTTGATTACTTTGCCTTTGCCACCGCGGACGTAGTGAATATGCGAGTTGCACAGCTTGCGGAAGTGGTTGTCGAGCAGGCCGGGGTTTTGCGTGATGCAATGCAGCTCATGGCCGTTATGACGCATGGTTTCGAGCTCGGAGGCGTATTTCGGAACAGCCGAGCCGTTAGGCCTAACCCGGAAGAAGGTTTGCGCCTCATCGATAACGATCATCGCGTTCTCGGGAAGCTCAAACCATTTTTGCGGATCTTCGAACTCTACCCAGGCGGCCTTGAGCGCTTCATGGTCCGGCTTGAAGCCCCGGATATTGTGGTAGTAGACAATGCGGCCCATCTTGGCGGCGCGCAGATCCACTTCCTTGATGGTATTCAGGGTTTTGCCATTACCCTGCAGGCCCGTGCGCAAAACAAACATTAGCCACCCGCCTTGTTCATGAGCGCGAGCGCAGTGATAGAGCCCGTGACCTTATCCATGCCAGCGAGCAGGAGCCGAGCAGTCACGGCGGCGATCATGATGTTGATCGCTACATCGACCTTGGCCATGCCAAGGATCGCCGCCGCCGAGGGGGGAACAGCAGAAAATAGGCCCTGAACTTGGCTCTGAACCGAGTCGATCAGCGCCCCCACGCCGACATAGGTCATGTACGCAAAACCCAGCGTTGCCAGAACCCGAAATGCAAGACCGGCAACAATGGAGCCCAAGAAAGTGGCAAGTATCGGAAGAAGCGCAACAGGCATAAATCACCCCTTGAAGGCGCGGCCAACGTAAACCGCAAAGAAGATGGAGGCCATGACGACCAGCAGCGGGCCTAACGCCGTGGCGAAGCGGCAGATCAGCTCATAGCTCATTTCGAACTGGCGACCCATGACGGTGAAGCGCTCGGGAGCCGGGCAGGACTGCGGTAGCCAGCGCCCCTTGTTGACCGCTTCCAGGAATAGGCCGGATACCGGTAGTGTTTCTTCCTTCAGTTCGTAGTCAGGACCGCTAAGCGCTGTTTCGATCTGCGCCTTTTCAAGAGAGCCGTATTGCCACATGCAGACCTGCTCTTTCTGTTTGCGCAGAATGGCGCACTGGACGGCATCGCCCTCACAAGCAAGGTCAGCGGTACAAGCCTCACCGCCTACACTGGATTCGGGCTGTTCTTCTTCGCCTTCACCTTCGCCATCGCCGTTACCACCGCCACCAGCGCCACCGCCCTCTCCATCCCCCTCACCGTCGCCGCTTCCACCGCCACCGCCGTCACCACCACCGCCCGCGCTACCGTCGTCATCGCCGTCATCATCGCCATCACCGGGTTCGGTTGGATCAGTCGGGCCTTCGGGGTCGGTCGGATCAGTAGGGTCGGTCGGATCGGTTGGCTTGTCGGGAGAACAGAAGGTGCCGTTGTAGGTGTATCCCTCGGGACACTTATCAGTGTCGTCAGGGGGAGGCGTGTCATCGGGATTGGTAGTGCCGCCCGGATTGCCAGGGGCGTTGTAAGTATCGCCAGAACACTCAAAACCGTTGCCGCGATACTGGTACGAACCGAACACGCCTGAAGGCGTGCCGCTGGTAAAGACGTATATGTTGTTAACAACATATTGAAAGGTGTACGTGCACGAGTTGGCGCAAACATCACTCGGCGGTTCTACACGATCCGAGCCATGAACAGACTCACGCAGCTTATGTTCATGATTGATTATCGAACCAATAGTCGACTCACAACGATCAGGCTCAGGATTTGGGACGCAACCACCTATAGTGTCGTCGTAAGTCCCATCAGTACAGCCGTCGCCTTGCCTACCAATAATGGCAGAACCAAGCGAAGCACCAGTCTTACTAAGAAGCACACACTTACCACTGATAGGGGTGGTTAGCTCAACTCTATAATCGACATATGCACTATTCTGCGCCTTCATTACGTCAAGGTGCGCCTGACACGCAGCATCAGCAGACGGATAATTCTGCGAGTTATAGCGCCAGTAATAATCTTCGGCCCAGGCCGCATGTCCCCAAGCGCAAGCAATCAACAAGGCGACTCGAAGAATCCCTTTCATCTCTACACCCGCCCAAAAAACACAAGGTAAAACGCCAGCGTGGTGACTATCAGGACATACAGTTCGTAGTTCATGGGCGGTATCCCGGAAAAGAAAACCCCGCCGAAGCGGGGTTTATTGCTACGGCACTTGCACAAGTGCAGCGCTCAGTTACAGCGCGCGGCGGATGTACTTGAAAGCAGCAATCGCGATGATTACGCCCAGTACCAGACCGGCAACTGCGACGCCATCAGTCTTGGCAGCTTCAAGCGCAGTCGTAATCTCAGTATCAAGCGCAGCGAATGCAGAACCGGCAGCCATGAAGGCAACCGAACCCAAACCAACCTTTTGAATCATCTTCATAATGTGACCTCGTATCACAGGAGTTTTTTCAGGACGAGGAAACCGAAAACAATGGCGAACAACAGCATCACTTCGCCTTGCAGTTCAGAAACCTGTTCCCAGTTCAAAGCGGCACCGGATAGGTCCCGCATTTCATTACCCGCCACGCTGTGAAGAACTCCATTGCACTCAGGCAAGCCCGAACCGCCGTGAAGCCAAACACCGTCGCAGGCAATAAAATTCATTTGCCGATCTCAGAGAGTTCGGCTTTGTCTTCCAAAGGTTCGCAGTCAGGGCAGACGGCGAAATGGGGCGGCAGGTTGAGGTCCGGCAGCAGATCGCTTTGCGGGGCAGGCAACGCCATGAGCTTGCCCATGTCGTTGCCGCAGCAGTCGCAGATCACTCGGTCACTGATCAACATGGCCGCCCCTCCCCTTAGTTGGCTTTGGCCGGCTCCGGCTGATTGCCGGAAGGCTTAGCGGTCTGGTGAGTGGCCGGCTGGGTCGGCTTGGCGGCTTGAGCGGCGGCGGCTTTCACCGGCTCGACGTGCAGGACGATGAACTTGCCGGTGTTCTTGGACCCGCGCTCGATCTCAGTAGTGACGCGGATCGGCTCCAGCACATCGAGGCCTTCGCAGGCGGCCCATACTTCGTCCAGGGCCTCTTCGGAGACATTCATCGACAGGATGGAAATGCCCAAATCGCGTTTGCCGTCCGGCTCGTCACCAACAAACAGCTTCACCAGCTTCACGTTGTCGAACTCGACTTTCTCAGCGCTGAGAAATGCAACTTCCATGATCGAACGTGCCATTTGTGTTTCCTCTCTCTAGTTGCGCTTTATTGCGCGGCTTTGCTTTCTGTAGGCCGAGCGATCCCGAACCGGTGAACTCGCAAGTTCGCCGAGGTGATCTGTTACTTGGCCTACCGGTTAAAAGGTCGCGTTGTGCGTGTTCTCTAGTTGGTTAACACCAAGGGCTTTGCCCTTGTCATCCCACTCTCGCCGCCGAGGGCTCAGGAGCGCGGGGAGTAAAGCGTTCCCCGCCCTCCCGAGCGGAGGCTGTTTCTGTTCGTGCAGGGTCAAGGGTGCGCTCCGCCCGTGCTTCCGTTCGCCGGATCGGTGAAGCGCGATCCGACGAGCCGGGAGCGCGGCCCTGGACCTGTTCGGCTTCGGGGGCGGCCGGATTAACGGGCATGCAATCCAGCTGGGCTCCGGCGCGGTGCTCGCTGATCCTCATCCCCAACCAGGGGAAGCCGAACAGCACCATTGCGAGCAACGCTATGGGCAGACAAACGCGCCAGAAGAAATCGGTTTGTTCTGTTGGATCAACCATGGCTCACCCCACCAGCTCGAACGGTTCGTGAATCGGGACGTAAGGCGTTGGCCGGCCAGTGTCGAGCACAACGCTCCAGTACTTCGGCGGTCGGGCGGGTGGCGTGTGCTTCTCGCAGATAAAGGCCGGTCCCACCTTCCATTCCGAAAGAAGAGGCTTCCAGATCCCACCGACGCGGCCCATTTGCAGCGTGCGAATCGGCCGCGCAGAGGCGGGGCGGCATTGGGCGCAGGGTGTGGACAGGGAGCGAGTGGGTTTCGCCATTTCGCGTCGGGACCAGCAGACAGAGCAAGCGCAGTCCGGTGCGTGGGGAAGCCGATTGTAGGCGCTCATGGTCGATGGCCTCATTCATCGGCGTAATCCCCCTGGCAGAACACCGACTTGCCCCGCTCGATGTCGCGGCGAATGCGATGCAGGTTGATCACGCGGCGACGACCGATCTTCACAGTTGGGAGCGTGTTAGTTTCCACCCAGCCGCGCACCACGTCTTCGGTGATCTGCTCGACGCCCATCATTTCGGCCAGCACCAGCTGCGTGCAGAACGGCGCTTCCCGGAAGCTGATGATCCGTTCGGCTTGGCCTTCGATGGTTAACCCCACTATTCCAGACTGTTCCATGCTTTTGCCCTATACTCTTCCAAGCATTCGACTCAGATACTTGAGTCAAGATAGTTGAACAAAGCATATGAATTGCTGTTCAAAAATTCAAACTATTTGAACAAAATACTTAGACGAAATGGGCACGATAAACGAGCGCGTTAGAACAGTTGCCTCTATGGCTGGAATGGATCGCCTCGTGCGAGAGACTCCTATCGGCTCGAATCGCTGGAGAACAGTGCTCTACAACAAAGACGTTCGGATTAGCACCGACGAGATAGAGGCCTTAGGGGCGTTGTATCCGTCGTATCGCTGGTGGATGGTCAGCGGGGAAGTCGCGCCAGAGATTGGCCAGACCAGCCCCGAGTACGACGAGGCCAACCGAAACTTGACCGATCAAAACGCGGGATAGCGATCACACAGGAAGTAGCTAGGCGCTGGTACGCCCGAAGGACCGGAGGAGGGGACGGATATGGATATTGAACGTGCGCTGATGAAAGCAGGCGTGACCGTGGCTGCGATATTTTCCATCTACCAAGGCTCGCAGGGCATGCAGGAGTTCGCAAAGCAACGCTCCGCTGAGGCGAATCAGAAAGCCAAAACGCAGCAATCAGAACCGCTAGAGCTGCCTGACGACTACATTGAATCCCTTCGGTTGGCAGAAGTAGAGCGACGCCGCTCTGAAGTCGCTAGTTTTGATCTCGGCGACCAGCCAGACGCGCCTAGCCTAAGCGCACGTAACTCAAACGCGAGATAGCGGTCACTCAAGTAGCAGCTAGGCGCTGGTATGCCAGCAAGCAGAGGTTCAAGGATGAGCTTTGAAAAGTTTTATGTGGTAAGCCTTCTTTTCAAAGGCGTACAGACGTTTCTAAGGTGCCATGGAACGAAAAAGCTCCATTAAGTGTAAGCTGCGAATAAAATTTAAAGAAGTAATGCCGCTAGGGAAAGGGTGTGAATGTTATGAAGTTCAAAGCTCCTGCAGTAGATGAGTTGAAGAATGAAAGCGATGTGGAACAAAAACTAATCTATCCACTGCTAACGGCTGAGTTGCCGTATGGGTTGGGATTTGCTGGCGCCAGCGTTCTAACGAAGCATAACATTCGCGCTCTTTCGATCAATAAGGGGCGGTCAACTAAGTCTTACTTTCCCGACTATCTGATTACTCAACAAGACTATCCTCTTATTGTTGTGGAGGCTAAGACGCCGGGAGAAGATCTAATAGAGGCTTATAGAGAGGCAAGGCTGTATTCACAGGAAATTAATGCTCTATTTCCAGCAGGCATCAATCCTTGTGTGAAAGTGATTGCTACTGATGGCATGGTGTTTCTTGCGGGTAATAGCGATGAGCTAGAGCCTTGTATTGAGTTGAAGTTGGGGGATTTGATACCGGCTAGCGAGCTATTTGCAAGATTCGTGGAAGGCTTTAGTGTCAAAGCTGTAAGTGATCTCTGCGAAAAATATGACGCTCTATTGAAGCCAAGCTATCTTAAGAAGCCCCGGCGAATAATAGGCGGGAAGGCCCTGCAGAATGAGGAGGTTGGGCACAATTCTTTTGGTGCTAATATTGCCGCTGAGCTCGGGCATATATTTAACCCTAGCTCCATTGAAGATAGGATCTTTATTGTCAGGAATGGATATATTCCATCCAAAAGGCGCGAAAGATATGTAGATCCAATTGACAAGATCATCAGGGCGGCAAAGCCACCTAGTGAGGCAGACGCTAAGCTTATTGAAGACACGGCAAATCCCTCAGAGCTTGTAAAGGTTATCGCTCGTGGCAAGGTGTTAGAGCACAAGGTTATTTTGATCGTCGGCGGGGTAGGGTCAGGGAAAACAACCTTCATTGACTATTTGCGAGAGGTTGCCTTACCGAGAGATGTTGCTGAAAGTTCCCTCTGGATTCGCATTAATATGAATGAATCCCCAGTTTCTGGGGATGAAATATACAATTGGCTTCGTGCGGAAATTGTCAGTGGGTGTAAGAGAGAGTTGCCAGATATAGATTTTGATGATCTGGATATTGTTCAGAAGCTTTACTCTGTTGAGTTGGCTCGATTTAATAAAAAACAAGGTAGACTCCTAAAAGGCACGCCAGATTATAATTTAAGGCTTGTAGAAGAGCTTGATAAATTAGAGGCTGATCGTCATAACACCGCAACTGCTTTTACGAGGTACTGTGGGACGGAGCGCGGCAAGCTTCCTATAATTGTGCTCGATAATTGCGATAAGCGAACGCTAAATGAACAACTCCTTATGTTTCAGGCAGCACAATGGCTGCAGCGCGAGTTTAAGGCTTTGGTAATACTTCCGTTGAGGGAAGAGACATATGATAACCATCGAGAGAGGCCACCGCTAGACACTGCACTTAAGGATATGGTGTTCCGGATAGAGCCACCTATGTTTCAGCAAGTGCTAGTAAAGAGAGTTCAGCTTGCCTTGAGAGAGATTGGTGTGGGGCAAAGTGGATCGCTTAGATATGAGCTGCCTAATGGCTATACTGTTGAATACAGTAAGACAGATACTTCTTTGTATTTGATGTCTATATTGAAGTCGATTTTTGATCATGACAAATATGTGCGAAGAATTATAGTTGGATTGTCAGCGAGAAATATACGCCGGGCGATGGAGATATTTCTTGAGTTTTGTACCAGTGGGCATATTAAGGAAGATCAGATATTCAAGATTAGGAGGAGTGAGGGGAAATATACGCTGCCGCTATATCAGGTTTCAAGAGTTCTGTTGCGCATGAATAGGCGGTTCTATGATGGTGATGCGTCATATGTAAAGAATATCTTTTCTACAACCCAATTTGATGCAAGGACTAACTATTTTTGTAGGTACTTGATACTTAGGTGGTTGAAGTCAAGGTTTCATCAGTTTGGTCCTAGTCCCGTTAAAGGTTATTTTAAGGTTAGGGATGTTAAAGATGCCATCATGGTCTATGGTTTTGAAGACTCGATTGTAACTCGGGATATAGAACATCTATTGGCAGGGCACTGTTTGCTGTCGGAAGATTTTAGAATAGATCAGATAACGGATGATGATCTTATTAGGATTGCGCCAGCAGGATTCGTTCACCTTGATCTATTGAGTAATATAACTTATTTAGCTGCTCTGGCTGAGGACACCTTGTTCTCGGATGAATCCCTGGCTAGGGCTATTGCCGGCAGGATCTCTGATCTTGAGAAGCATTATGATGTAAATACTACATACGAAAATGCCCGAGATCTCGTTAGGTATCTTGAGAGGGAACGAGAAAGACAGGCTCAGTTGTCAGGAACATTCTTAAGTCAGAGTGAATTTCTTGAGTTGTCAGATTTGAGTGATATGAAACATGCGCTAGAAAATCACATTCTGAAGAGCACTCCTAAGGATTGGTTGGCTGCTGAAACAGAGTATCCTATTGGCTCTGAACATTTCGGCGTGATAAAGAATGTTGATCTTAGGTATGGAGTTTTTGTATTAATAGGCAGGCTCACTGGCTTGGTGCATCTAAGTAAGTTCTCAGACTTTAGGCGGGAGTCTGAGCGCTTTATAACTGGTAGTAGAATAGCCGTAGTTATCGAAAGCGTTGATGTTGTAAGAAAGAAAATCGCACTGGCTTTACCTCCTGAGACTTAGCCCCTTGGTTTGTTGGTGATTTTTGAAATATAAATCATCTATAGTATCCAAGTTATCTTGAATTGCTTGATCTGCGTGAGGTTCGGTGACTACATCGCTGACTTTTTCTGCAGCGCTCTGAAATAGCCGGGTCTAAGGATGCTTGGAACACCCGTCCTATGGGGATCTGTGGTGCATCAGGGCGCTACGTCGGTGATTCATAATGCTGGGGTCCGGGGTTCAAGTCCCTGCGTAGCCACCA